TGTATTTTTTCCACGGATTCCATAAACTGGAGTGAACCCTTTTACACGTCTAGAGATTGTAAAGTTATCCCATCCTGTAATGACATACCCACCAATGGTGAGAGATACATCTGAAGGACTATAGGTATTCACACTGAAGCTATTAGACATTAGATAATCCCCTTCAATGCAGGGAGAGCAGAAGCAGCCATATTGATAAGATCACCAATTAAGGATTCTTCACTACCATTACCACCAATGTTGATAACTGCTGAAGATGACCTAAGTATCCACGTACGACTATCGAAGGAATTACTTTTAACTAACGGTGGAATACCTTCAATCCAAGTTGTGCCAGAGAAGAATAAATCGCTACCACTAGAATCCTTGATTAACAATGGGAATTTACCCCTCTGGCTTATCTCATCAAGTTGCCAAAGTTTAGTCAGTGCATCATTAGAGCTACTACCACTGTACAGTGAAATACTCACAGTGTAGGTTTGATCATTCTGGTATAAACGGCTAACTGTTCCGTCAGCAGTACGTTTAGAAGTGAAAGGTTTTACATCCTTAGTGATGGTGACAAAGCTCCCATCAATATAACCACTCACTGGAATCAATCCTGCAAGAAGTATGTCCACTGCTGCTGGTATATATGTGGCTAGATCGTCAGACATATTGGCTAGGCCAACCTCCTTGTAGACATAGGGCCTTTCAGCCCTATTGACATTACTTAATATTTACAGCTTCCACTTAGGATCAACAGTAGCGCCTAGAGCAGTCATTGCATTCACTTCAGCAGCATCAAACAATGTGTTAGTACCAATGTTGGCACTCAAGCTAACAGCATGAAGTTCCCATGCACGATTCTCAGCAGCACTACCAAGTTGAGCATCTGGGATAGTGCCAATGAAAGTCTGGTTACTAGACCAAATAGAAGTACCACTCAGATCTTTGATAGTCATAGCAACTACCCAAGCATTACCCGAATCTTGTTCATCAGCACGTTGCAGAGCTTGAAGTACAGCGTTAGACGGGCTGAATTGGTGAAGGGTGATTGTAATAGTGGAAGCTTTGTTACGACGTTTAACCCGTCCTGCTGTATTATCTGACCCAATGTAGAGGGTAGATGCAGGGGTTTCACGTTTAATGTTTAGAAAAGATCCATCAGCATAGCCTTGGATTGTGTGAACAAAGTTACCTTTACTCAACACAATAACAAGGCTCTCTGGTGAATAATTACCAAGTAAATTATCCATATGTTATGTTCCTTTGTTAGTGATTGTGTTGAATTTAAACCGCAAGATAGCCGACAATATTTGCAATTCTGACAGATCCTGCAAGACGGCAGTTGAATTGGAACACACCCGCAGTACGCAAAGCCCGCATGTTCACAGGAATGGACAATACATCTGGGGTAATTACGCTCCATCCAGAGTCAATCAAACCATTAGCTTGGGCTTGTGAGAGAGTAGAACGGATTTCATTCTCAATAACAACCAAGCCAGGGTTGGTCATTGGAATTTTCAAGGAGTTAATTAGGCGGAAGAAGATGTTCTGTTGTAAGTTGGCATAAAGCCAGTCTTGCCCAATCACTTGATCAATCGGACTACCATCAAACATATTACCGTCTTGGAATACTGTAACACCACCAAGAGTGGTATACATATTACATTTCTTAGTACGCAAGTTTACACGGGCTGTATCAGAGATATTACCAACTGTTACGTTAACTGCTTGTTTGAAGTCCCAGTCATTACTGCCCGGAGTGTACGGTAGTTGAGCACCAACCCATGCAGCTTCAGGATATTGTGCATCAGCAGTTGGCAAGTAAACACCGAAGGTACGACCAGCACTCAATGCACTTAGTACAGCAGCAGTGTCAGTAGTGGTGGTAGCAATCGCTGTAATATCTGCAAGTGATGTACCATAGATCTTCTTCAGACCTGTCACAGCACTGTTCAGTGCAACAACATCAGCTTGCAAGTGGCTTGAGCAGATTAGGCAATACCATGTACTGTTCACAGCGTTAATAGCTGTCAGTGCATCTGCATAAGCTTCTGTAGGAGTGAATACAGTGAGCGATACGTTAGTAGACGAAGTGATGCTCCAAGCTGTACCAGCAACAGTAACACTGATCTTGAAAGTACCATCCAAGTTATCTAGGAAAGTAATGCCAGTTGCAGCAGTGGAAGCAGTCTTCAAACCAGCTACAATATTGATTGCTGTAGCAGAAGATGAACTGGTGAAGTTATAAGCAACACTGTTAATGGTCAGAGTGTAGACTGTGGAGTTAGCTACAGTGACAGCACCAGTGACAGCATCAACTTGGCGACGACCAATCAGAATACTTGCTGGGGTAGCACCTACAGTGGACTGACCAAACAACTGAGCAGCCATAATGTATGGGAAGTCAGTGGATTTGAAGTCCCCAGCTACAGCAGACAAGCTACCATACGAACGAACACGATCACTAAAGTTAGTGAAAGATGATAGAACTAGGGGAATGGAGAAACTTGCCACAGCTACTGGAGTAGAGCTTCGGGTAAGTTGAATTGCGATAATCGAATCCATTTCACTCATGTAGTGATATTTCCTATTTAATTGTAGCCAATGCTACGGGATTGTTATGGAATAACTTGGCCCGGAGGCACTGTGAATGTATTGTTTGTTACTTGGTTCTGAATAATTACAACATCAATCTCGTCTGTTACTTCTTGTGTCACTACAGTGTAAGAGAACGTGACATCAATATTGTGATATTCCACCCACTTCGTATCTCTCAGTTGAGGACTTCTACGAATACTGCTCTTACGCATAACACCAAGCTTATTTGTAGTCTGGGCATTCAGGCTTGATTGGATATTATTAATTCTTTGTGTGAAGCTCTGAGCCATATCACCTGACTCACTACCAATGAAACTATATTGAGCTTGCACTTCATAGGAAACAAATGTTGCTTGATTCTTATTTAAATCTAATAGAGTGGATGTACTTCTATGACCTATTTGAACTATGTTGAGAATGTTAACAACAGCATAACTTCCAGAAGGCTCTGTACCACTTGAATTGCTGAAGATCACCTGTGGTGAGGTATACTCTGAGAGTGCAGCTAATGCTACATTCCTCAATCCTGACCTAACACTTGTATATACACCTGTCATTAGCTCACCACCTCTCTGTTCATTACTTTGGCAGTGACATTAGCAATCAACTCTCCAGAGTTACGAAGAGGATCATCAACCCCTCCTTTTAGTCTAATAGTTGCTGGTGCGTTACCGGGAGTATCCCAGTCTTCCATCACCTTTCTAAGTGTGTGTTCAAGGGGAATTACAGCCTGTTGAAGCGACTTAAGTACTGACTGACCACTTACTACAGCTTTGATCATTGCGTCGAATTGGACAGTGTTTGAACCACTAACAAGTGCCTCTTTCAGCCCAATACGCATGAACGGTCTAGGTGGTGTAATAGCTCCGGGGAACATACTGTCAGAACCGTTAGTGTGACCCTCTTCAACTAGATGGGCGACATAGGCCATTTGTACATTACCCTTGTCTGCGGAATAGCGTTGAGACTCAAACCAGCCACACTGCACTTCTAACTTAGAAGACTCTATAAAGTTCTTCTTCAACTTATTCCATATTGTTAAGTCTTTACTGAAAGTGGTCATATATAATCTCACCTCCGTGGTTAGCAAAGATACTCATTATAGAATCAATATTTGATATCGAAGTTGTTTCTGTATACCCATCAGGAAAGTCTGTTACAGACAGAACTCCGCATAAGAAAGTCCTAGAACATTCTGTTTCGGCAGCTTTGCATAAAGTATTACTGCTAAATCTCCAGTATGCAATTGGTTCTACGCTGAAAGATGAACAATTACTATGTTCATATAACCTTCTTTTAGGGGCTTTGGTTATACCAAACTTAACTGCTATAGGAGTCTCACTATCATATATTTGAAGTAGATATGAGAATTTTTGGTTACTTATACTACAAGCACACCCCTGTTTACCTTTTTTAAGATGTGATGCTGAACCCTCGTAGGTAACTAGGCACCTAGGACAATGTACCTCCCAGAAGACTTTACCACCTTTTGTATCTTTTCTTTCTATTCTCCTAAAGGTAGTGGCGTCATCAAAAACCCCAGATGACTTGAAATTACCAATCATCTCTGTGTCAGGTTTAAGATTTCCCTTACCACACCTTCGACAACCTCTTCCCGATAAATAGTTATGGATATTTGTAGTATACTCTCCATGCTCTTTACACAGGAGAGTTGCCATACATTTCCCATCTACTATAGTGCAACTTACGAATTTATATCTGAAGGCTTCAGAGAATCTTTGTGCCCGTAATGTGTACTGCTCATTTGTCCACCTATAAGGTGAGCAACCACAGGGGACCGTCCCTTTGTGGATATTGGCCGCATGGATTGTAAATAATGCCTCTCCAAACAGTTCAGGGTCTTGGGCGCATTTATAACACTTGACAACATACATACTTCCGGAACTACCTTTAGAGATATATCCAAGAACTTCTATTTGATCAGAATTATATTTATAACCTGTTAATTTATCATTCTTAATCTCAGCTAACCCATCAAATACTGCCATATTAAGTTACCTTTATTTGAGGGTTAGCTTGGACTTAGTGAAGTTAGCTTTTAACTTATCCCAAACTTTAGTGTTAACAACTACAGACATAGACACCTCAGTTTGGAGTTAGCTCAATTCGCACAGCACGAACTTCATAATGATCTACTACCCGCATAGACCACTTGTTCGTTCGCATGACTTCATATGTATCTCCATCCCAAACAAAGTGGTCTGCTCCGTATCCACTAGAGCCTTCCTTCTTAGAACGCATCATATCGGATGTAAATAACAGCACCCAATTCTTAGTGCGATCAGATTCAGCAAGCATCATCACTTGATAGTCTGAGAAAGGTTGGACATTTGCATTCACTATAATGGTTATTGCTGTTCCTTCCACCCAATCACCTTCAACAAAACTTCCCGCTGAATGACGCGTAACAGTGACAGGTACTTTACCAACTAAGGAGAACTGTGCAGTAGACATACTCTGGCTTTAGCCAATCCTCTTAGTTATTCATCAGGTCATTCTCAAAGGCATCAAGCTGCCATCCTTGGAACTGGATAGCTGAGTCAATACCAAAGAACTTAGAAGCATCTTGTGTAGAGTTACCATGATTATAATTCTTCTGACCCTTATCAAATCCTTGATAGATAGGTTGAATATTATTATCTTGGTTTGCATCATTACTATAAATATCTTGCTTACTAATCCCACCAGCATAGGGGATAATCTTGGAAGACAATAGTGATGCGGGAGTCTTGATAATATTTGTTAGTGCTGCAAGGTAGGCTGTGGAGTAGTTATTCCAAACTTCCACATGACCTGCTTTCTCGCGGGAGGGAAATGCAGCAATACGCATTGAAATAATAATTGCAGCCTTAGTAGCAGCTTGCCAAATGTTGCCACCTGTTGTACCTAGGAGGTAATCATAGGTGTCATCATCTAAAATAGGGAATAAGGGATTACCACATACATCACCAGTAATTGCCTTAATTGTATCTTTAGGGTCGAGGGCCACGTTGCCTCCTTAGAAAGTAAAGGAGGGCAAGCGTGATATTGCTATCACATCTGCCCTAATATCAACTTGCTGGCATAATACCGGCAGTGATCAGTTTTGTTAGCAAAGCATTATAAGCAGCAGTTGCAGCAGGCAAGTCAGCAAATGTAGCTGCCTGTGCAGTGAAAGTAATCTGTTTTACAACACCTGCTGCTGAAGTGGTAGCAGGGGATACACCAGCACCAGCATTAATACTTGCAATCACACGGTCAAGGACGTCAAACTTATCACCCCATGAACGTTCTTGTTTTGTAGCTTTAGCAATAGCCATTTAATTCTCCTGAGAGGAAGGATAAAGGGACATGTTTCAGTCCCTTATATTGATCAGCTAGAAGTGGTAAGCTTCACAAGAATCTGTGGCTGAGTTGCGAAGAAGAGAGGTGAAGTCTCTACTTGCATTTCATGGAATTCATCTTTAGGGTCAGTGAATTCATAAGCGAACATTTCAACGCCATTACCGTTAGCACCACCAAGTTTGTTGCTTGGGCCAAAGTAGCCACGGAACAAGTCGTTGACAACCGGAATAACGTGGCCAGTGTTAGCTGCTACAGCATTCTCAGTAGTACCGTTAGCTAGTTTGAAGATGTGGTCGTAAGTTACGAAGATTACACCTTTGTATTCAAACTGGTCAACAGAGCCCCAAGTCATGAAAGTGTTGGTTTCATCACGGTTAATGTTAGGGGTAGCTGCGTAGTACAGATAAGCTTGACGAATCTGTGGGTGGCTAACTAGTTTATCAAAGAAGGTTGCGTCAACAACAACGCGCAGCTTGCCTTGGATGGCAGCACCAGTTTTCAAGTTAACGGAAACATAACGTTTCAGTTGTGAAATCTTAGCGTTAACGTCAGTAGCAGCGTTACCCAGATCCCAGTCATACACTTGTTGAGTGATGCTGAACTCACTGAACATGTTAGCCAATACAGCACCATCAGGGGTAGAGGAAATACCCTTAATAGCTTGAAGCTTCATGTATTCGTGAGTCTGTTCAACTTGAGCTTTCATGTCCGATAGCTTCTGAATACGCACACGAGCTAGTTGCTCAGGGGCATCAGGAGTACCGGGCATACGCCAACCTTGAACATCTTC